CGAAATTTCAGAAGGACTATCTGCAAACCAGGTAGAACGTTTGAAAGTATTGTCTGAAAAGCTTGACGTTGTAGATCTTGATGCTTATGCAGAAAATCTAACAGTAATCAAGGAGTCATTCTTTAGTGATAAGCCTCTTGTTGAAAAACATGATGTTCAGAACGAGAGTGACGAAATTATTCTAGAGGAACAGGAAGTAATTAAACCATCTTCCGATTACGCCTCTATTAATTCTCTAGTTGAAGCTTTCAACACTAAGAAGTAATTAGAATAATTAATTATTTGGTTTATTTAACTTAATTTTAATTAAATATAAAGGAGATCCATAATGGATAACTATACAAGACTAGTGGAAAAGTGGGAGCCAATTCTAGGGCACGAATCTTTTTCACCAATTAACGATTCTCATCGTAAAGCAGTTACTGCTACTATCCTTGAGAACACAGAACGTGCACTAGCTGAAACTGGTGACCTTTCTGCAAACATGACTTCACTATTGTCAGAAGCTCCTGTTAACGCTGCCGGAACTGGTGGTTTTACTGGTGGTTCAACTGCTGCAGGACCTGTTGCTGGTTACGATCCGATTCTTATCTCATTGGTAAGACGTGCTGTACCTAACATGATTGCATATGACATCTGTGGTGTTCAGCCTATGACTGGTCCTACAGGACTTATCTTCGCAATGCGCGCAAGATATGGTACTCAAGCCGGTGCAGAAGGTTTTTACAACGAAGCCGATACTGATTTCTCTGGTACTGGTACTCACGCAAACGGCCTTCCTGCTGTTGGCGGAGCTGCTACTACTGGTACAGGTATGGATACTGGAGCTGCTGAAGCCTTAGGCGATGGTGGTGGTACTAACTACGCAGAAATGGCCTTCTCAATTGAGAAAGTAACTGTTGCTGCTAAGACTCGTGCTTTGAAAGCAGAATACACTACTGAGCTTGCTCAGGATCTTAAAGCTGTTCACGGCCTAGACGCTGAAACTGAATTGGCTAATATTCTTCAGACTGAAATCCTTTCAGAAATCAATCGTGAAGTTATTAGAACAATCCACGCAGTTGCTATTGCTGGTGCTTCAGGCGCTGCAACCCCAGGTACTTTTGATCTGGACGTTGATGCAAACGGTCGTTGGTCTGTTGAGAAGTTCAAAGGTCTAATGTTCCAAATCGAGCAAGAAGCTAACGCAATTGCTAAAGGAACTCGTCGTGGTAAAGGTAACTTGGTTATCTGTTCTTCTGACGTAGCCTCTGCTTTACAAATGGCTGGTGTATTGGATTACACTCCTGCTCTAAACAGCAACACTCTAGAAGTTGATGACAGTGGCAATACTTTTGCTGGTGTTCTTAACGGAAGATTCCGTGTTTATGTTGATCCATTCGCAGGCGCTAACTACCTAGTAGTTGGTTATAAGGGTTCATCTGCATTCGACGCAGGTTTATTCTATTGCCCATACGTTCCATTACAAATGGTTCGTGCTGTTGGTGAGAATAGCTTCCAACCAAAAATTGGTTTCAAAACCCGTTATGGTATGGTATCTAATCCATTCGCAAATGGCTTGGCTCAAGGTTCTGGTGCACTTACTGCTAACGCAAACGTGTATTACAGAAAAGTTACAATTGCTAACTTGTTCTAAACCTTGTTAAAATAATAAGAATCTAATTTTAATTAGACATTCTTTGGGCAACCTCTTCGGGGGTTGCCTTTTTTTATCTCTTGGAGAATGTAAATCATGACTATTGTATTTTGGGTTATTCTTGCCGTAGGAACTATCAGTGCAACGAATAACACGATTGAATTGAATAAGAAATGCAAAATAGAAGTAGAACAAGAAATTTCAGAAACTGTTCGCGAATGTAAACAGTATTACTTTGATACGAAAATCAAAAGCGGATGGTAAATAGAATTGGCAACTCAAGGGTTGCCTTTTTTATGCAGCGCAGTTTCTCCAAGGTTCGTAACAACCTTGTACACCGATAGCAGAATTATCACCACCTCTACCGTCCATGAATATTTCTAAATTAATAGCATCATAACATTCTGATGAAAATATCTCACCGACGAATTCAGTATCCAAATTAGTTTGGTAAATACCTTCTTGATAATTTACAGCACTAATTGGCTTTACTGCTAAATGGTGTGGAGTTACTTCTTTGATAATAGCGGTATATGTTAAACCGTCTTTTATATATTTACAAGTATCGTTGTTGATTTCTATATAAGTTGTGTCTAACATAAAGCTTCAAACCTCTCTTCAACTATCTGCATTAATATTTCATCTCTGTCATCATCAGCGTGTAAACCTGTTTCAATGACAACATCCATTATGTCGTTTTCTAAAAGACCATCTTCATCCTGTTTAAGAACGTCAGTATGTATCTGTTCTACGATATCTGATTCATGTTGTAAATTCATAATACTCCTTTTTATTTAATATACAACAATTATAATCTATATCATAATGAATGTCAATAGTTTTATGATAATAAAATGAATTATTTTCTTGAGAAGTATGTTCTTATTGTAAAGATGCGAATATAGGCAACCAGTGTCATTACTAGAGTCACTAGAGTGCCCAATATGACAGGTTCAGTTATACCTAGATGTTCTATATAGATATACAATAGAAGGAGGTTGAGAGGATAATTGATAGCCAATCCAGTGGCTATTTGAAAGGAAGTTTCTTTGTGGATTTGTTTTGTTGTCTGTTTCATATTAATTGTGAACCAAGCATTTGTCCTAGTTCTTTGTATTCTTTCATTGGTGCAGATTGAACTGCTATTTTGCCTGTCTCAAAATTCTTTGCGACTATCTTTATATTAGGACCATCAAGAACAGAAACACTACCTACTGGTGTTTGACAGTTTCCGTCTATGACTCGAAGCATTTCCTTTTCAGCCATTGCCATATACCAAGTGTGCCAATGATTAACATTTGATAGTGCACCTTTCATACGATTATCAATTCTCATCTGTAAAGCAATAACACCTTGACCTGGAGCAGGCATCATATCTGCAGTTCCAAATACTCTACTTGCTCTATGACTAAGTAACGCTGCATCAAGTCCTGCGACTGCTACACATATTGCGTCATACTCTCCATTGTCTACTTTTTGAATACGTGTATCAAGGTTACCACGAATAGGAACTATTTCTGCATTTGGATATAAGTCTTTGAGTTGTGCAATACGTCTTGGACTACTTGTACCGATTGTTCTTGGATTTACTTCATTGCCAACTAAACAGTCTCGTACATCTCCTCGTCTTACAACACAAGGGATTTCAAGTAAATGATCGTTATCTCGAGTAAGATCTTTGAATGCATGACAAGCGATATCTATATCACCGTCTATTAATGCTTGTTCTATTTCTTTTGTAAATACACCTTTGCCACCCATCTCTTCAATAGAGGTTGTTGGATTAAGGTCTGCTGTAGAATCTATAAGGACAGTTTCTAATTGCATTTGTATTGCTTCTTTAGCAATCCCTGTATAGACAAGTGCAAGTTTGGATTTTCGCGTACCAATTTTTGGAATCATTGTATGTCCTAAAAGAAAGGCTGGTTGACTTGATCTCTAAAAGAGTTTCTTAGTGAGTCTTTGAGATTCGTAGTCAACCAGCCTTAAACTGAAATTGAGTCGACTGGCTGGCCTCGGACTTATATCTTACTTCGTAAACTTCAGACGCCCATAGTCATGTTTCATACTATGATTTGAAAGAAGAAGATCCTAGACTGCCGTCCTGTGTCGTCTTAACTGCAAAGTCAAAACCTATCTCTTTTCAGACTGCGGGGTTTCTCTCCCACTTCGGTATCGAGTGTTTCTACATACCCGAGCTCGCCTCAGTCTATATTGACTCGTTCTATCCCACCATATTATCTCACTTCCTGAGCGGCCTTCCTCGAGCTGCCGTATGGGTTGTCCACCTTATGTCTCAGTAGCATCTGTTTGATAAGAACAGCCTTTATTACCACTGAAGTATCTCTGCCGCTTAGGTAATTGCATTTTACCATTTCTCTTGCGGAGCAGGGGTGTTTCCCTCAATATACGATTATTATATCATAGTTGACTAAAGATGTCAATAGATATAATGAAAAAAGTTAAATTAATTTTCTAAGAGATATTCTTGGAAATTAGTTGTGTCGCCTTCTACACCTTGGACGAGAACTGGAATTCCTTGCTTATCCATTTTCTCAACGAATAGTTTGGCTTCTCTATTACGCATTTGTCCTTGGTCAATTCTTTCCATTGTAGAAGGATTGATTATATAAACATTAACTAACTCAAAATGATTACTCATATCTCACCGATTAAATGACTACGTACAACCGTGTTTACTAAACGACCATACTTATCATATGTGTATACTGTCTCGGATTGATATTCACCATTTACAGTAACCGTTGCTTTAACAGTTTGCTGTCGGTACTCCATTACAGGAGGTGTGTATGGGACATTGTAGTTTCCTGATACTTCTGCTACTTCAGGTATCATCTTCGTCATCCTCTTCTAAAAATATAATGTCGTCATCGTCAGGCCAACGAATCATTTCTGCTTGATCACCTGAACCAACAACTTTAACATAACCCATTGCGATAAGAGTATCAATAACTTGTTGAGT